CCGCAGTGGCCTGAGTGCACTTGTCGCGGGAATACAACGACAGCCGATCCGGCGTAAGTGCTTGAGATTACTAGGGAACTTGGCCCGCCCTACACGATTCGAACGTGTGACCGCTCGCTTAGAAGGCACCCATTCCCCCGCGATTTCATTGACTTACGGGCCGGTGATGGGCATTCTGAGTACAGTTTGAGTACGGAGACGCGCATGGCGACACTATCAAAGTACCGGGGTAAATGGCGGTGCCTGATCCGCAAGAAAGGCCACCCGGTCCTGTCAAAGACATTCGAGAAGTACGCCGACGCCGCGGCCTGGGGCCGGGACGTAGAGGCCCGGATAGACGCCGGGGAGACGGTGACCGCCCGCCCCGTCAGGTCGGATGTTACTGTGGCGAGCCTGCTGGAATGGTACTTGGACCTGCCGGAGACAAAGGCCAAGGCGTCCTACAAGGATGACCAGTACCGGGCCAAGCACCTCACCCGCCTGCTGGGCGACATCGACACGTTCTCCCTGACGGCCCAGCAGTTGAACCGCTACAAGGCGGAAAGGCTGATGACGCCCATCCAGCAGACGGGCCACAAGACGGCCAAGGTTCCCGCGGCGCAAACTGTGCAGCACGAGCTGCGGCTGCTCCATCGGGCGTACGTGCTCGCCGTTGAGGAGTTCGAGTGGAAGCTGCCGCACGGCATCCCGAAGGCGCGCCGGCCGCAGATACGGAACTCCAGGGAGCGCAGGGTGCGGCAGGATGAGCTGCTGCGCCTGATCGCTGCCACGGAGTCCCCTGAGCTGGGGGTAGTCATGGAGCTTGCCGTAGAGACGGCTATGCGCCGCGGGGAGCTTCTGTCCATGACGTGGGAGAACGTCAACCTGGAGGGGCGGCGGGTCCTGCTGCCGCGCACCAAGAATGGGGAGCAGCGCACCGTGCCGCTGTCGCCCAGGGCGATTGAGCTGCTACAGGCGCGCTACCGGGAGGGGAGCACCGGTCCGGTGTTCACCGTGAACGGGCCATCCGTCCAGCAGGCCCTGAAGCGGGCGGCCAAGCGGATCGGGTCCGAGGGCCTGCGCTTCCATGACCTGCGGCACGAGGCCACCAGCCGGCTGTTCGAGAAAGGGCTGAACGTCATTGAGGTGTCCCGGATCACGGGCCACAAGACGCTATCGATGCTGAACCGATACGCCCACCTGGATGTCCACGGGTTGGCGGACAAGCTGGCGGCCTAGCGCTCCGCGGCCCAGGCGCGCAGTGCGGCCTTGTCCGTGTTGCAATTGTCCAGCGCCTGCTGCTCGCGCTTGATGTAGTCCGCAAGCCCGCCCTGCGTACGATCCGGGGCCGCCGCATGCGGGCAGTCCTGAAGGTACTCAGCGGGCGGGGTCAGCTTTACGGGCGTCAGGGAACAGGCTGTCGTACACAGCGTCAGGCACAGGAGCAGCAGCCCAGTCCTGGCTCGTTTGTAGGGCATTGGTGAGGTCCTTGGAGCGTTGGGTATACGTGCGGTCCACCTGGGCCTGCGCAGCCGCCTTGGCCGTTATGGCGGCCCGGGAAGCCTTGGCATCGGCCTGGGCGACGGCCAGAGCTGTCTCCAGCTTGGCTATCTTCTTGCCGGCAATGCGGGACTCGATGGCCCACCCGATGCCGGCGCACAGCAGCGCCGCCAGGGCGTACAGGCCGATCCGCTGGAGCAGGGTCATTGCGCGCCCCCGCAGGAGTAGTCCCCACTACGGAACAACTGCGCCTCGCAGCCGCGCCGCTTCACCAGTCCGGGCAGCACGCGATTTCCCGCGTACACCCAGCGGGGGAATTCCGCAGCCGCACCCTCGTAGTCGTTCCGGTCGACCTTCTTGGCGATGGTGGAACGACAGTAGGCCCCAGGGCCGATGTTATGCGTGAGGGACACCAGGGCATCGAATTCGTATTGCGTCAGGACGGCGTGCGGGCTGCATCGCTGGATTGCAGCAGCCGAGGTGGCAGCGTCAGATGCTCTCCAGGAATCGCACATAGCATCTGTAGCACGCATGCCCCGGCGCACGTCCGGCCCTGTGTGTCCATCGCAGATAGTCGGCACGCGCCAGCCTGACACGGGGTCGGGGTAGGCTGTGTAAGAACGGTGCTCATAGTCGGTGATGAAGCCGAGGCCCGCCGCGGATGCCGCGAGCAGGCCCACGGCGAGCCGCTGGCGGATTCCCATTACGGCGTGATGACGCCAACATCCGAGCCCGAGCCGCCCGCCGCCTTGTCGGCCGCGTTGGCGCACGCGATGAAGAAGTCCCGCAGCTTCTGTGCGGTGGCGATGCCGCCGTCACCCGTGTGGGCCACAATCTCCACGGCCGAGATGGCGCGGGCGCAATCCAGCCGCAGGCGGAAGCCGCCGTTTACGAGGCCGGGGGATACGAGGTCTGCATAGTTCATGTTATCTGCCTTGTTTGTTGAACTGCGCGGTTAGCGCTTGTACTTGTTGAACATCGACCCGCCACGCTGCGCGCGGGGGCCTTGGGTCATGCGGTTGTAGCCAAGCGGGTTCTTCTTCCACTCATCGAACTCGCGCTTGCGCTGCTGGTCGATGGCCTTCTGCTGGTTCACGCCCAGCACGGTCGTCCAGTACCGGACTGCGCCGGCCAGGGCATCTATCCGGTCGTCATGCGTCAGCGCATGCTTCTCGCGGGTGATGCTCTTGATCTGGTTGAACAGGCTGTAGGACAGCCGCTTCTCGTTGGCGTAGGCCAGCAGGCTGTCCTGCTCGTTGCGCGCGATGTCATCGTTGAAGATCAGCGCGCCTCGGGCAATGACGGGCTCAAGCACGTCAATGATGCGGAGTTCCTTCTGGCCGGACTCGAACACCTCCTCGATAGCGCAGCCAGCGCCCACGGTCTGCGGGTAGCCGGCACGGAGGATCGGTAGCCAAGCGTGCAGGTACGCACCGTTGCCGAAGTTCTTCTCGACCATGATGCGGTTGACGCGCCAGCGCGCCGCGATCTTGGTGAGGGTCTGGAATCCCTCGACGGAGTACCCACCCGGGATGCCGGAGCATTCCAGCACCCAAATGTTCCCGTTCAGGAATCCCACGACGGCGTAGCCAGTCTCGTCGCCGTTCTTGCCGCCGCCTGCCGGGTCAACGTACATGACGATGCCTTGCAGCGGCGCGCGGTCTTCTGCGATGGACGACGGCACCGCCAGGGTGTAGGTGCGGCCGTTTATCTCGTACCGCACCGTCTCGTGCTCCAGCATGCCGGGCGTGAGGGTCAGCGGGTACAGGTCGCCCATCAGGCGCAGCGACATGATCTTGTGGAGGCGCAACGGGAAGCGGTCAGCGTCCGCCAGCGTGGTATTCAGCATGTGCTGAAGCTGGAAGTAGCTGGGGCCTTGGTCGGCCTCCTTCTGCTGCAGGAACTCCTCGGTGCCGGCCGGTAGGTCGGTATCCGTGGGCTGGCCCTGGTCGCCCAGCAGCCCGCCACCCAGCATCAGCGACGGGTCTGCCTTCATCCGCCGCTGTATGAGCGGGGCAAGCATGTCGCCGTAGTTCACCAGCTGCGCCTGGGTTGGATAGCGGCCCGTCCAGATGCGCACGGTGTAGCCGCGGCCTGGAAGCGTGTTGTAGATCGAGTTGACGGACTGCGGCGTGCCCAGGTAGACGATACGCCCGGTGGAGCAGATGGACGCGAAGTCCCGCGTCAGCTCCAGCAGTTGCTCGCGCTGGTGCTCCGTAAGGGAGTTCTTCTTGGACTCCACGTCGTCCGCGATCAGCAGGTCCGCACGCTTGCCCTGGATGTTTGCCGAGATGCCCATACAGGCCACGCTCGGGCTCTTGTCCAGGCCCTTGAGGGTGTGGTGTACGTCGAACGCTTCCACGGACGTGCGGTCGCCCGCGTTGCGGTCGGGCCGCAGGCACTCCAGCTCGTCCATCACCATGATGATGCGGACGATCAGCGTAGAGATTTCATTGGCCTGCGTGCCGCCCGCTGACACGATCAGCACGCGCAGCGTGGGATCATGCAACAGGGACCATACGGCATAGGCCGCGGTGATAGTCGTTTTCGCTTGGCCGCGCTGGGCCTGCACCATCAGCAGCGGAGGGCCGAACTCAATGAACTCGGCAATGTCCTCCTGTAGCTCTGTGGTGCTGAAGCCCAGCTCAGTCATTACGTCATGCAGGAACGGCTTGAACGTGGGGTACGCCTGCTGCACCAGCTCCAGCATCTCCCACCGCCGCACCGCTAACGCGGGGGCTTCGCGCTGGCTCATGCCATGCGTGCGATCTGGCCGATTACTTCATCAGCCTCAGCGTCGTTCAGGTCAGCGGCCGGCTCGGGCCGCACCAGCTTGAGTCCTCGCTTGCTCGCGCGCTCGTCCAGCTTTTCCTTAAGCGACTTCATCTGCGAGTTGTCCTCGATAGAAGCCGTGATGCTGTTGTCCTTCAGGAACTTGATGGCGGCCCCTATGTCCGCCGCGCTGGCTTCATCGTTGGTGATGCGCCGCGTGAGTTCTTTTGCGATGGCCCCGTGCAGTGCAGAGAGGTCATCAACGGATGCCTTAGTCATCTACCTCCTTCTTGTTTTTCAGGTACGCACGGACCCGCTTGATGGTGTCCCATGCGCCGGGGGCGCTCTTGATGATGTGGATTGCCAGATAGACGAGCGTGAAAATCGTTACCCACGAAGACCCGGGCAAGCCCAGGAACGTGTAGGTGGCACCGGCTGCGCCGACTGCGGCGGGCATGCCGGGAGCGGCGATGTCGCCGGTACGTTCGATCATGTTTGCTCTCGTAAGAGATTGGAGATGTGCGCCAGCAGGCGCGGGTTATCCGCCAGCACGCCGGTAAGGCCGGATGCGATTGCGGTTACTACTTGTTCTTCTGCGACACCTTCAGGGAACACGATCCCCGCAGCGCCAATGATGGCGTGCAGGGTTTCGTGGATGAGGGTGTCCGCTTCTTCGATGGGAAGTTGCCTGTCGCGGATGGTGATGGTGTGGGCGTCGTAGTCACACAGGCCGTAGGCGTTACCCTCGGGCCTGCGTTTGTACTGCACTGCCCACCGCCGCCCCGCGATCTTGAGGCGCTGTGGGCGAGCCGTCGTCATGTCGCGGCAGCGGTCCTATCGAACCAAGCACCGGCCTGCTCCTCGGTCATCCCCAGCTGCATGAGTGACCGTACCGCCTGCGCGCGGGTCACCACCTCTGCCGGTAGCGACTCCTCAACCACAGGGGGCGGGTCGCCGTCCACCCGCAAGGTGAATCCGATTCCGGGCTGTGGCTCGTGCAGGGCGTATCCCGGGAGCACGCCCGTGGGGTCTACGTAGTAGGTCATGGCGTTAATCCGTCAAGAAGTCCTGCCAGCCGATCAGGCTGATGTACAGACCGGCTGTTGTGTTGTTGCCCGACGCGGACTGGTAGTAGACATTCCGGTTTGTGTCGGTGTCTACGAAAACCCGCGCGCTGTTAGATGCGTTGGGGGTGGACGTGAATTGGGAATACCTGCCACCTACGGACGACGTGCCGTAGAACGTCGAATACATCTGAACGCTTATCGGCGCGGCGGTGCCGTTGGTGAGGAAAACGTTCACCTCGGCGCGGATAATCACTCCTGGCGGGACGCCTAACGTGACGGCTGACGCATTGATAGTGAGCGGGCCGTTCACTACATGGTCAAAGGATGTAGCCCACGCGAAGCGATCAGGGCCCAACGTGACCACCGGGCGTATGGTGGCATCCCCCTGCAACAGGAAGGCACCCACCCTGCGGTAAGCAGTCCACCCGGCCGGTCGATTAGGGGCGTTTATCGCTGAGTCAAAGCAAACGTCGACCTTACCGTCTGAGTCCCTGCGGATCACAAATACGTGGTGCCAGCCTACAGCCCCGCCATCCACGAATCCGCCAGCGTTGTTGCCAACCGCGAATGACTGGAATGTCTTAACCAGCGTAGCGGGCAGGTAGATGTCGCACTCGTTAGCGTACGCCCGCCACCCCCGCCCGCCGTTTACAGTGACGGTGTTCGTGCCGTAGGTAGCGCCGATCTGTGAAATCGGCCTGTACCTGAATGGTAGGTTGTTAGGGGCATACGCTCCGTTGAACCAGCTCATTCTCCCCACGCCCTCCACCGTGATGTCACCGAGGTTGGTTGTCGGGATCGCGTTTGCGTCGTACTTTTGAGTCGCGTGTGACGCCGCTAGGGCCGCCGCCTCTGCCGCCTCCGCGGCCGACTGTGCCGCCGCCTCCGCGGCAGCCGCGTCCTCCATAGCCTGCGTAGCCTTCGCGTCGATGCCGTTAGCCGTAGCTACAGCATCTGCGGCGTTCTCACTCGCTTCCCCGGCCGTTGCGTTGGCTGCGTTGGCGGTAGAAACCGCGTTTCCTGCCGCAACCGCGGCAGAGTTGGCGGTAGCTACCGCAGCGTTGGCCGCGTTCAGCGCCGCGAAGCTGCGTTCTATGGCGTCGGCAGACGTGGCGTTGATTTCATCGAACCTATCCACCATCTCGGCCGCGTTAAACACCGCCTGCTTGGCAACTAGGTCTAAGTTCGCCTCGTTGAGCACAGCGCCGTTGGCGAAGTCCACGAGCGGAACGGTTTTCTGCGTATCCCGGTAAACCACCAGGAAATTGCCGGCCGCGGGGGCCGGCGTAACTTGAATAGTGTTTGGGCCTGTAAGGACCACAGGGGACACGTCCGTCTTACTACCGGACACCGTGTCGTAGACGTACGCCTTAACGTTCGAGGCCGCGATGTAGCCGCCTGCGAAGTTGAAGTTGAACGACGTTTGCACGCCGTTGCACGGGAACTCCTGCATGGAGTTCCGGTTGCCGTCCTGTCCTGCTGAGTCGATCCAGGGACCAAGCTCCTCTGCTGCCATTGGGCCTCCCTTGGTTATTTGTCGTAGTGGGTGCCGATACGACGGCAAGGGAGGCCCGCCGAAGCGGGCGCTACCCTATTCCACGTCGCGCAGGTAATTGCTGTAGTACGAGCCTGCTATGGAGTTGCCACCGGGAAGGATGCGCAGGATGTTCCGCGCGTCCTTGCTCGGCTTGTCGGACTGCCCAGTGAGCAGCGAGCCGGCGCTGTTGAGCGCCTTGGCTGCGTTGCCCAGGTAGCCCACTGCGGCCACCGGGCCGGAGCCGGCCTGATACGTATTGCCGCCGAACACCACCTCGCCCAGGCCGCCAATCTCTGCCGCGATGCCGGACATGTTGAAGTACGTGAGGGTCCCGATTGCCAGCTTGGAGCCCTCGGTGTTCTTCTTCATGTACTCGTCCGCGTCGGCGCGGGACATCCCTGCCGTGTTCACCTGGAGCCGTGCGTAGTACAGCAGCGCGGACCACGCCATGCCCACCATCAGCGCGGTGTAGGTGTTCATGTCGTTGATGGCAAGGTTGCGCCCCAGCTGCTTCTCGGTGGCGGTGATGCCGAAGTTGTGGAACTGGCCGATGATCGAGCCTAGGGCGGACTCACTCCGCCACGCCGCAGCCTCGCCCGTAAGGGCGCGCTGGAACGTCTGGTACGTGACCCGGTGCATCGCTTCGATGAACTTGTCCGCCGCCTGCTGGTCGTCCCACTGGTCCCAGTTGAACGCCCCGCCCTCCTGGCGGCCGGCGTCGTACTTCTCCAGCTGGGCCTTGATGCGGGCGGCCGTCTCGCCGTCGATGCCCGCGTCCGCCAAGCGGCGCAGGTTCATGCCGCCGTCCCCGCCGCGGATGGCCGTGGACAGGTCCTCCGCCAGCACGGGCAGGAATCCCCGGTGCAGCATCTTCTGTACGAAGTTGGCCCCGTTGATCCACGACACCAGCTCCGCCGCCTTCTGCGACACGCGCAGCATCCGCGCGCCCATGCCGGTCATCGCGCGGCCGTTGGGCAGCACGTCGGCGGTCATGGAGTGAATGCGGTAGTCCTGGCCCAGCAGGCCAGGGGCGCGCACCGCCAGCATCTTCATAAGCTCGGACTCGGGCTTGAAGGCGTAGCCGATGGTCTTGAACATGCCCTTGACGCCCACGGCCGTAGCGGTGGCCGCCACGTCCGCCAAGTTGGCGATGCCGAGCTTGCCCATAGTCGCGGCGTACACGAAGTTCCGCAGGGCCGCCAGCATCGGATGATCCTGGGCGATCATGGGGCGGAAGCCGAACGCCCGGCCAGCGAAGGCCAGCAGCTCCACCTCCTCCGGCGTTGCGCCGTCCTTGGTAGCTAGGGTGATAAGGGCCTCGAAGTCGGCCTCGTCCTTGAATCCCGCCTTCGCCATCGCGTTCTTGCCGGCGAAGCGGTGCGCGGTGTGCTGCACCGTGGACACCACATCGTGCTCCACGAAGTCCAGTAGCCGGTGGCCGTCGACCTCACGCAGCAGGTCGAACTCAGTGCGGCTCCGGTCCTTTATCTTCTCACCCAGGACCTTGCGGAAGTTGTTCACCACCTCGTCCGTAACCTTCAGGCCGTGGAAGTTCTCGTCCAACAGGTCCTTCGCCATCGTCTCGAACTTCTCGCTGTCCATGTTGGTGCGGCTGTTCGGATCGCGGATGGATTCCGTCATGCGGGTATCCACCTGATGCTGCACCTGTTGCACGAGGCGCGCGCGTACTGCGTCGATTTCCTCCGGCATCGCGCCGTCCTCGGTCATCTTCTTCAGTACCGGGTCTACCTGCCGCTCCATGTACTGCTGCACGAAGTTCTTGCGCAGGGCGGCCCAGGTCGCAGGGTCACTGCGGTACACGTCGCTGAACTTGTCCCACTTCCACACCTGCGGCATAAAGCCCACCACGCCGCCGCCGTCCACCTGCTCGGCGTACGGGTTGCCGACGGCGCGACCGTCCGCGGCCATCTTGGCGATCTGCGAGTCCATCTGCGCGGCTATGCGCTGCACGGCCGGCTCCGCCTGGGAGACGTACTTCTCGCCGCGAGCAATCGCCATGCGGTGACGCAGCCGCTCCTCCGCAACCTGATCGCTGATGCGCTCCACTGCCTCGCGAGCACCACCCAGGAACTGGTAATCCGCGCGCTCCTTCGGGCTCATGAGGGCCACCATGTCCTTGCGGATTTCCATGAGGTACGGATCGCGGTAGCCGCGCTGTAGCATCTCGTAGTTGAGGGACACCGTGCTGGGCCGGTTGCCGGTGCTGCCCATGGTGTTCTCGAATAGGATGCTGCCGGCGATGCGGGCAACCTTCGATTCGGAGCGGGACAGCGTGACGCCTGGGGACGCAGCCCACGAGGCCATGCCCTTGAACCACTCGGGCCGGTTGTCCAGCCACTTCTGCGCCCGCGCGGCCTGATCCGCCATCTCGGGCGTAACCTGCTCGCCCACGGCGTCCAGGCCCTCGGCAATGCGCTGCTCGCGGGCATTGAGCGGCAGTGTAGGCTTGTCGCCGCCGCGGGAGTACCGGGCCTCCATGGACAGGCCCGCGTTATCGAACAGGACGTAGTTGCTGTTCGGCGTGCCGGTGCCCCGCGTGCGGCCAGTCTCGTACCGGATACCCGGGATGCCCGCCGCGTGCAGCGCTTCGGATGCAGCGCGCTGCGAGCCCAGCTTATCGGCCAGGGTGTTGTAGGCGTCCCCGCCCGTTCCGGTGGCCTCGACGCCCAGCTTGCGGAACGCATCGGCGTGCGCGCCCACGGGGGCGTCCCATTCCAGCATGTCCTCGGCCTTGGCGTTCACCTTCAGCCGGTACAGGCCGCCATCCTCCGGGGCGAGCCCGCGGCGCTGGGCCTCTTTGTTGCGATAGTCCAGGGCCGTGCCCTTCTCGCTGGTCACGTAGTGACCGTGACCGAAGGCGCTGCGGCCCTCTCCCGATCCTGCGTACTTCAGGTCCAAGGACTCGATACCTTTGACCGGGGAGCCGTGCCACACGTACGGGTAGGTCAGGTCGGCGGACAGCCGGCCCTCGCGGCGCACATGCTCCACCGAGCCCTTGACGTACGCAATGGCATCCTCGGCGGACACGGCCAAGCCTCGGAACACGCGCAGGTTCTCGCGCATCCAGTTGCGCAGGTTGGCGATGAACTGCCGCACGATGCCCAGCGTCGGATGCTTCTCCACGAGGTAGCCCAGGGCCTCCTCCAGCTTGAGGTGTTCCGGGGTATCACCGGGCACGGCACGCATGGCCTCGCGCACGCGGGGGTCCGCGGACTGCTCCAGGTCCCGCAGGATGCGCGTGTAGTTCTCGGTGCCCACCGTGCGCTCCAGGCCGTAGTGGACGCCCACCTCGTGCATCACCAGCCCGGACGGGTTGGCCTGCTCCGCGGGGGTGAGTCGATCCTTGAACACGAATACCCGATCTTCTTGCGGGAGGTATACCGCCTTGGCATCGTCGGGCAGCTTCTCGCCGTAGCGGCGCTGGAAGTCCGACACGCGGTACAGGTCGTCCGCACTGCGCAGCTCAGTCACCACGCCTGCATCGTGCAGGGAGCGGTACACCGGGTTGTCCAACGACGGGGCGGGCGTGTAGCCCAGGCGGGACGGGTAGTCCGCCGTCGTGTACACGCGCGGCTCCTCGCCCGCAGCCCGCAACACTTCGGCCGCGGTCAACCTCCCCTCTCCCTCGGCCTTCGGCGCGAGCTTGACGTTCAACGCGCCCATGCTGGGCAGCTCGTAGCTCGTCATCTCATGGATGTCCGTGCTGAGGGAGTCGTTGCGGGTTGACCCGCGCAGCTCCCCGAACCGGATGGTGCCGGCCTCGAAGGCCCGCGTGGTCCCACCGTCCACGACGGACTGCACCGCCTGAGCGGCAGCGGTCATCATGGGAAGTGACTCCGGGGCTACAGCGGCGCGCGGGTCGGCCAAGGCCATGCCGCGATGATCCACCATCAGGCCGCCGAGCGCGCCCAGGGCTGCGCCCGTGGTCGCCTGTTCGAACAGGCCGCCCCAGCTGAAGCGCTGGTTATCCGCGACGTTCAGCGCCTCGCCCACGGCCACGTTACCGGCCGCGCCTGCAAAGCCCGCGCTGGCGATGGACATAGCCCGGGATGCCGCGGCAGCAGATCGCGCCGCAGATACAGCAGCGCCTGCGCCCATCGTTGAGATGATAGTTACGGGGTCGGCTACGCCCCCGATAAGCTGGCCAGTGATGGCGCTGGCGAACTGTAGGCCCTCGGTGTTGCTGAGTCGCCGTGCGTACTCCTGTCGCTCCTGGGCTACCTGCAAGCGCTGGGCGTAGTCGTCCGCGTTCTGCGCGCCGTTGATGTAGTCCATCAACTGGTCATTGCCGTACAGGCCGGCTGCCTGTGCGCGCTTCTTGTTGTCCTCGGACATCGGATTGAACGCGGGGTCGTACTCACCGCGCTGGGCCATCTCGACCAGCTTGCCGGTGACGGTGCCATGCACCAGCGAGTCCAGCACCGATTCCTGGAAGCCGGCGTGTAGCTGCTGGTTCGCAAGCCGCGCCGCGTCCTCGTCGTACATGGCTGGCGGCTCGTCGGCCGGCACATCGAACGATACGCCCGCTGTGTCCACCTTGACCGGAGAGAACTCGCTGAGGGCTGCGGCCCGCTTGGTGGCCTTGGTGAACGAGCCCTCTTTGTCCGTCTCCGCGTAGACCTGCGTCATTGCGTCCATGGGCTTACCCGCGGCCACGTTGCCCGCGATCTGCTTGAAGAAGTCGGGATCGAAGTCCCGCCCCTTCTCCTGGCGTGCGATCAGCGCCGCCATACGGCCCAGCACTTCCGGGCTGCGCATGTCCAGCGGCTCGTTTGGGTCTACGCCCAGGCCGTCCGCCACATTCTTGATGTACGCGGGCGTGTCGTTCTCACTGGGCGGTGCCCAGCGGCTGATGATGCCCGATACCGTGTTCAGTCCGTGCTTGCTGTTGTACGCCATCAGGTTGCTGATAAGCGCCTTGCCGCCAGCCACCGGGCCGTCGAACTTTACGAATCCTCCCTCGTCACCTACCGCGCCGTCCCACTCGATAGAACTGGTGCGGATGTTGCCGAAGTTATAGGGGTCTGCCATTCATTCTCCTGTGTGAATTGGCGGTAAGCGTCGGCGGCGGGACTCATCGAATCCCGCCTGGGTCGCCTACTTGCCGAACATTTGCTGGTACATCTGCCCCTCTTGTTCAAAGGGCGTGAGAACGCCGCGCGGGCGCGAGCGGTCTACGGCTTTCTTCCGGATAGCGTCCAGCTCCTTGATTACCTGATCCGCGGTTATCGTGACCGTGACGGGCCGCGAGCCCGAGGTGTTGGACTTGGGCACCCGCGTAACCTGCACCACGCCGCCGCCTAGGGCGAGCCCGGCCACGGTCTTGTAGTCGTCCGGGTCGAACTTCGCCGGATCGGGCGCAAGGCCGTTCTCGCTGAACGGCTGCGGCAGCTCATCGCCCACGAAGGGGATGGAACTTAGCAAGCCGTTCATCGTGCGGCCGGCGACGTTCACGCGCTTGTCTGCGGGCGGGATGGGCTGCCTGCCGATGGCCGCGGACATGGCGTTGTTGATTACATTCCGCGTGGCCTGCTGATAGTCCTCCGACAGCTGCGACATACCGCCCACCTTGCCGGCAACCGTGGCGAATAGGCCCGCGCCCCGCGACGTGGGACTCGCTGGCACGTACGCGCCGTCGATGAAGTCCACATCCGAAGTGTTGCCGTACACCTGACTGAAGGCGATGGGCATCGCGTCCTCGTAGGACATGCCCATGCCGCGCACCATGCGGGCCACTGTAGGCGCAAGGTCCTGCGCCATGCGCCGCTTGCTGTCGTCGTTCAGGTCGTACCCGGACAGCGCGCCTGGGCCGAAGATTGCGATGTTCCGCTTAAGGAAGCCGGGGTCCTGGCTATCGATGTAGGTCTGCACCTCCTTAAGGTCTTTGGTCGTCACGTCAGCATTCCAGCCGTTGGCGATGGAGATGCGCGCAGCGTCTACCGCGGACTTGTCAGAGAGGTCCACACCGGACTGCACCAGGGCGGTCATCTTCGCGGCGTTCGCACCGCCTATGTACGTGGACAACGCGGCCGTGCCGTTCTTGCTGGCGGCCAGCATCTGCATGTAGCCCAGCGACTTCCGCATGTCGTCCGTGACCGGCGTACCCTGCGTGAAGAAGTTGTTCGCCGCGACCGTGAGGGAGTTCGACAGGTCCTGATCGACCAGCTTGCTGCCGAACGTGGAGCCCACGGCAAGCTTGCCCAGCCACACCTTCAGCCCATTCACGTCGCCTGCCTTCTCCAGCTCGCTGCGGGCATCGCGCAGCGTCTGCTGCACCACCGTGGGATCAAGCTTATCCATCGCCACAGGCGCGTGCGCGCCGCCGTTCAGCGACTCCATTACGGACTGCCGCTGGAAGTTGTCATTTGCGACTTGTTGCTCAAGCTTGCCCTGGGCCGCGGCTGCGGCGGCTTGCTGGCGGCGCAGGTACTCCTGCCCCTGATACCAGAACTGCTCCATGCGCGCCCGCTCGGCGTTGTCGTAGAACGGCGTGGTACTACCGCTCTTTGCCATCCACTGCTTGTCCTGCCGGTCCATGTACGCCTGCAACTGCTCCAGGGACTGCGGGCCGGTGCCTTGTGTGAGCGCCACATGCAGCGCGGCTTGGTTGGAGGCGTCGTCGCGGAACTGCGGCAAGTTGCGCTGTACCCACTGGGTAGCGAACGGCTGCAAGCGCTCCAGCTGCGTGCGCGCGTCCAGCGGCAGCTTGCTGTACTCGGGCGTCTCCTTGAACGCCTCGTAGATGCCGAAGTTGCCCTGCATCAGGTTGGCCTGTAGGGCCTGCGTAGTGGCCTTGGACCATGCGTCGTCCGTCATGCCGGGGATTGGCTTGAAGGCGTCCGTAGCGCGCGCCTTCTCCAGTTGTATCTGCTCGGGCGTGTAGAACCCGGTGTTGCCCAGCTTCTGCTGGTACGCCGAGCCGGCCGACACAAGCGAGTTGCCGAACGCATTTACGTTCTGCTCCTGCACGTACGTGATGTGCTGCTTCATGTGCAGGTCCAGCATCGGCCCCCACTGCTCCGCCAGCTTGGCCTGCACCATGGCGTCCATCGTCGGGTCGCCCGTGTTGGCAATCTGCGTTGCTTGGTCCACGAGGTACTTGCGGGCGGCGTCGGGCGGAAGCTGCCTCAACTGCGGCATCTGCGCGATCCAATCCGCTTGTGCGTCGTCCAGCTTGGACGTTAGGGTCATCGCCTGCGCACCCTGCACGGTTGCGGACGGGCCGAACAGCTTGGTGTACCAGGGCTGCTCCTTCTCGATCTGGAGCAGGGACTTGCCTTGCACCACCTGGGACATGCCGTCGAAATACTGCCGCTTCTGCGCCGCCGCGATCTGCGGGGCCAGCAGGCCCTCGGTGAGCTTGTTCAGCGCACCCAGGGTTGCGGCCGTCGATTCGGCCGCGCCGGAGAAGTCGGCCCGCGGGGCCTGGGGCGTGCTACCGAAGCTGCTGAAGCCCCCGCTATCGCCCCCGGTTATCTGCGTTGCCGGCCCCTGACTTGTCGCCGGCTTCTGGATTACTACATTCCCGCCTGTGTCTAGGCCGAAGTCTGCCATTTATGCTCCATTGAAGAAGTCGCCAAGGGAGCCACCTCCTCCTGACTGAACGATGTTCCCATTGGGGACGGGCGACGGCTTGCCACCGAATGAACCCAGGAGCTTCGCCGCGCCGCCGTTTGCCACCCAGCCGGTTACTGCCTTGACGGCCGGCGTGGCGCTGAAGTCCAGCGCATTGATGGGGACCTGAGCAACCGGCGCGACGTTGACCCCATAGTCCATGCGCGGCAGCGCCTGTCCTACGTCTATGCCACTCGCTGCGGATCGCAGGAGCCCGGCCTTCTGGAGTAGCGAGTCGAACTGAACGTACTTCTGGTTCTCCGCTGCGGATGTGATTGCCGCACCCTGCGCGAGCGCGGATACGGAACGCATGATGTCCCGGCTGCTGCCGCCTGTGCCGCTGGCGGCGGCCTGAGCACGAAGCGCGCCGAGCGCAGCCGCGCCCTTCAGTTGCGTGGACAGGTTGCCGCGGACAATGCTGTCCATAACGCGGCCCTCGTTCTCCTCCAGCGCGTTGTGCTGCTGGCCGAACACGTACATCTTCTCGCGGTTGCCGATAGACCGCAGCGCGTTCTGCAGCGACGCTTGCGCCGCCGAGAACTCGTTGCCGGCTGCCCGTACGAGATTGGCGGCGTCTGTGTTCGCCGCGTTGACCGTGTTGTACGAATACACCCCGGCCTTTGTCAGCGCGTTCTGGCCTCGCTGTAGCTTCTCGTCCGCGATGTTCTGCATGTACGATGAGCCGATCTGGAAGGCCGCTTGCGCCACGAATTGCCAAACCATAGGCCCTCCTATACGCGCTTGGCGTTGTTGAACAGTTGGCCCACCCATTCCACCGCGGAGATAGTCAGCGGCAGCCATGTGCGGGTACGGAAGCTCATGCGGTGCTCGATGTTCGCGCGCCCGCAAGGCACGTCCAGCGTGGCGGTCGTCACGGGCTGCATGCCTACTTGGTTGTTGCTCAGACCAACACGCCGGCCGTTGAAGCCGAACACCCGGGTGCTTCCCGTCACGTCGGTGCGGTACGCATCCATGCCAGCAGTGTCCGTTACGGAGAGCGTGTACCGATTGACCACGAGCCGGCCGTTAACCAGCGCTTTGTCGTTCTGGTCGCGTACAAACGGTGACGTGAAGTCCACGCTGCCGGTATACGCTACGCCGACTACGCCGGGCTTGGTGCCGTTGCCCAGCACCGTCGCGTAGAACTGGCCGAATCCGCTCACCTGCGTGCCGAGGAAGTAGGCGTCAGAGCCAGCACTGCCGGCCACGTACACGTCGCCTAGCACGCTTGGGTCGCCTGGGCGGTAGAAGCCCGCCCCGCCCGCGTACCAGTCTGGAGCGCGTATCGCGTCCAGGTACGGTCGCGGTGACAGGTCGGAATCCATAACGAATTGCTCGCATGCGATCCATGACCCCTGCGCGTTGGTCCGCACCACATACACGTAGAGCGTGGCCTTGTAGGTACTGATGCCAACGATGCGGCCCACGTTTGGGGACCACTCCCAGCGGGACCACGAGTCGAACACGCGGGACTGCGAGCCCGGCTGGTCGATAAAGCGGTACACGTACACGCCCATGTCGTAGCCGTCCGTGCGGACAAACACGGTATGCGGGGACGGCAGCGCCTCGAATTGGATAGGGCGGCCTCGTATGTACTTGTCGAGCTGCTGTGAGACAAGGTACGGTTCGGGGCTATCCTCGAACAGGCCGAGCTGGAACTGCGACACACTTGCCGCGTATGGGCTCGGCCCGGACTGCCCGGGTGCGGCCTCGTACTTGCCGTAGAACAGGAGGTTGCCCACAACAAGCGGCTGCCCTTCCACGGAGTCCTTCTCGCTGGCGGTCGTGCTCACCGCAGCGTTGTTCGGCGTAAGGATGTTGCGTCCGCTGACGGTGTACTGGTTCCGTTCACCGAACATGAACAGGTCCTTGTTGTACGTCACGCACTTGCTGATGATGTCGTCCTCAGCCCCCAGCGCGTACATCTCAATAGGGTCATCGTCGTCCAGCCGAAGCATGGATTGCCGGAACCAGTTGAAATAGTCGCCAGCGCGGGACATGAACACCACGCCGTTCGCCACGATTACAAGGCGGTCCATGAAGACCGTCAGCAGCGTGATGCGCCGGCCAAAGAAATACGGGATGCCGCCCTTGGATGCTGTGTCGCCCACGGAGCTGGGCGTGTACCCTGGCACTGCGTGACCCAGCGCCGCCGCAAGCTGGGCCGGCGAGTCCGCCACGATCAGCGTGTTTCCGTCAGCGGTCACGGACGCCAGCGCGAACACTTGTCCAGGCTGGATTACCTGCGCCGCGCCCTCCACCCAGGTTACCTGCCCGTAGCCGCCCGCAGTGTCCGACATGGTCGCGCGCATGTAGTACGACTCGTCGGTCCCCTTGGGCTGAACGCGCACCACCTTGTCCCGCCAATGAACGGTTGACAGCTTCGCCGGGTCGTCCACTTCGTTGAACACCGCCCGGAACAGCGTGCCGTCGCCGGAGTCGTCTACAGAAAGGGCCTTGATGTTTTCTAGGATTATGGTCCCGCCTACCCGGGCGATGTTTGGGAACCCCTGCGCGATGAGCTGGTTGATAAGCTGGGTGGCTATGTTTTGTGGCTGCACGCTCGCGGCCGCGTCACCGATCCATTTGTTTGCGGCCGAGTTGTAGGCGTTCACCCGGTCGTTCACCTTCTTCTGATACTCCGGGTCTGTCGCAGCGATGTCTGACGTGTCCAGCAGGTTCGGGTAGCTGGATGCCATCGTCGTATAGGACGCTGACAGCGTTAGGTTCGCCGTCGTGGTGATTGTCATCCTGAACGTGCGGCTGTATGCGCCCCCACGTACCCATGCCACGCCGCGCGTGTTCTGCGCGGCGAACCTATCGACCATGCTGTAGCCCGGCCCCAGCTTCTGAGAGGCCATCACCAAGTACGCGCCAACTGTGGTGACAGCGGAGAGCCCGCCGAACTTCCACGGGTTCAGTGCGCCCGCTGCGGACTCGCTGTAGACGACGTTAAGGAACTTGCCGGTGACCTTGTTCTGACAGAAGCAGAACGGCAGGTTGTCAGACGAGGGCCGCTCCGCGCCCTGGTAGATAAGCGCGTACTCGGTCCCGTTCACGAAGAAGCTGTACTCGCGGTACTGCCGCAAGTACGCCTGCTGGGACGGCGTTAGGGCTGCCACTCCCATAGGGCGCTCGTCCATCGTAATTGACCCGTGCCGGCGCGACAGACCGCGGCGCGGGTCGGAAATCATGTTGACCTGCTCCCAGTGCTGGCCGGGAAGCCGGTCCTGCGGCACCTGCTGCGACACGCCGCGCACAATGCTGGCGTAGCTGCTGGATACCTTCATCAGCGCACCCGGTACGGGTAGACGCTTTGCCCGAAGCGGGACATGGGCTTAATGCCTGCCAGCGACAGCTGCGCGCTCGGCGCGTCCAGCATGTTGAGGCGCTGGTTCCGGATGTGCATGCGGCGCACCCGGCTGTACACCTGGTTGTAGGCCGCGTAAATCTTCTGGTACTTGCGGTCGTCAGCGTCGAACGCCGCCTGGAAATCAAGCTGTGTGCGCAGGGACACCATCTCCTGCACGTTCTGCGGGAGCTGATCGAACGGTATCTCGCGGATTACCTTCGCCATCACAGGAACGCCAATGGCGAATGTCTGCGCCAGCGTGTCCCACAGGCGATTACCGCGCTGCACGAGGTTGGGGTTGTCCAGCTCCAGGTTGAGAGCGTCGGCCGGCACCACGACAAATCCGGTATGCGGATCGGGAGGAAGCCGCGGGTAGTCCGTGTTGAACCACCACCCCAGCATTTGCTCCGCCGTGTTGGACTCGGCCAAGATGTTCAGCGCAGCCTGCACGTACGGATGGTCGGCATCCAGCGCATTAAGCGGTGTCTCGCCCATCGTCTTGAGGCATGCGTTCACCACCGTCAATGACGTGATGCTTGCCATGAATTCTCCTTATGAAACGCAAAAAGCCCGACACCAGTTAAGGCATCGGGCTTTGTGGGGTACTGCTTAGGCGGCGGTCAGGACGCCCGCGAAGGCGGGGTTGTTCGGGCCGACACCGAACGACGTATGCGCGTCGATGAACCACATCTTGGTGATGGGGTCGTAGAACACATCCGGGGTCAGCGGGATAGTTTCGCCGGCCAGCAGGGCGCGCGGCGAGAACGCCACGGCGACAACCTTGGAGAAGTCGCCGTCGTACGCATTGCCGTTACCCTCGTTGGACAGGTAATGACCCGTGATGTTGGAGGTGGGCAGGTTGTTCGACACGTACACCGGAACACCGTAGACGTTCAGGGACTTTGTGCGGATTTCCGTACCATCGGACAGGATGAACGTGCGGTCCACGAGACGGTCGTTCTTCAGCAGCGTGTAGTACGCCTTGGGCTTCAGAACCACAACCACATCCTCGGTCAGCGGGTCAACGTCCTTCTCCTCCATCGTGGCGAACATGTCCGAGAACTTGTCCTCCAGCGCGGCGGGGTCCATCTCCTGACCTGCGGTGTCGAAGGTCGTGATGGTGCCGGGCTGCCAGCCAGCGGGATAACCCGTCATGGACTGGATGCGCGCGGCCTTCACGGCTTGGATCAGGAAGGACTGGTCGATGAACTTGGCGAACTTCTTGCCGTGCTCCTGGCCGATGGCGGCGCGGGCGTCGTAGCTCGATTGGAAGTCATCCAGCAGCGGCACGGTGGCGCGCGCGTTGATGAGCGTATCGACGGTCAGCTTGACCTTCTGCGCCTGCACCACGGTGCCGTCCGGCGCGGTGCCGGGGACCACCTTGCTCAGGGTCGACTCACCCACCTGGAAGTTCGAGATGGTGGAAGTGCCCTTGATGCTGCGCACCGGGATGAAGTTGCGGACGATGGACTTGCGGGCAATGGTGCCCTCGACTACGCCGCCGTACTCCTCGATGTGGTTCGCGAGCGGGTTGGTAGCGGCGGGGGCCGTACCGATCTGCGTGTTGTTACCGACCTGGAGAATCGCGCCGGGACGGTTTACGTTGGTGATACTCACACCCATTTTCTAATTCCTTGTATTGGGTTGGCGTGTCATTTCTTGCCACGCTTTAGGCTCTCTGGAAGTGACACGGAGTTGTGTCGTAGTGGGTGCCAATTCAGGCCGCGCAGAAACGACAAAGGGCCAGCCCGGTTTCCCGAACTGGCCCTCTGGTCCTGCTGGCTAGTGCTGCTCGTGCTTACCCGCGGTAGGCGGCGCGACGACGTTGCAGCGCCGCGTACTCCGGCGTGCCGTCGATGGGCTTACCCTTCATGCTGCGGCGGAGGTCCATGACCGCCTGCCCGTACTCCTGCGGGGAGAGCGGGCCGTTACCCGCCGCGGGCGGCTGGGCGGAGGCCGTGGCCTTCACCGGCTCGGCGCGCTGGGGAATCGTCACGCCGGACTGCGCCTGGAAGTTGTGGACCAGACGCGCAGCCACTGCCTCCGCAACGAAGCCGCCCGACGCCAGGGCGGCGTTGATCTGCTCCTTCTCCTCCGGCTCGGCGTTCTCGCGTGCCCAGTCCAGCACTTGGCCCCACGCCTCCTCGCCGCCAGCGACTTCCACCACCATCTGTTGAACGGCTTGGGTAGCGGCTTCCTTACCGGCTTGGTACTCCTTGAAGCCGGACTCCGCCAACGCCAGCACCGCGTCTGCCTCGGGAATCTGTTTCGAGGTCAGCAGCGCGCGCAGCGGACCGAAGTTGCCTTGCATGGCCTGCTGCATCTCCGGGATCGTCTCGACGTTCAGCCCTCGCTGGCCTGCCCACTTCAGGGCGTAGTCAAGGTTGGCGTTGCCAGTCTCCAGGTAGTCCACAGCCGCGCCAAAGGTCGGTGCCTCGGGCGTGGCCGGCGCGGCCTTGCTCTCCGCAGCGGCAGGGGCGGGAGTAGCAGGCGCAGCAGGTGTCGCAGCCGGAGCAGGGGAAGCCTGCGGCGGGACAACTACCGCCTGGGAAGGCGGGGCTGCGGTCGTCGGGGCCTGGGTCGTTGCGGGCTGCTGTGCTGCTTCTGTCGTCATTCATCATCCTTGTGATTGGTCTACGGCGGCCCTTGCCACCGGGCCGGCAGCTTGCTGCTCAAGCTGCTGTTGTTGGAGTTGCTCGTTGAGCCGGGCCTGCACTTCGGGCGGGTTCACGTACTCGGTGGAGTCCACGCCACGGCCGGCGAAGATGGCGGCCGCTACTGCCGTGACGTTGATGACCACGGCTAGAGGGCCTTGGATCGCAGCCTGTAGCTGCGTTAGGTCCTGAATGCAGAGCTTCAGGTTGTCCAGGTCCGCGTTGCGGGACAGGGCGTCCAGGCCGGTGATGATCGTGGGCCGGATGCCGGACTGCGAGAGGGACACGCCCAGCATCTTCGCCAGCCAGTAGGCCAGCGGTAGCTGGAAGTCGATGGCGAGCCGCGAGTACACGCCACCCAGGGATGTCTCCAGCTCCTGGGCCTGCATGCGGATTTCCTCGGCTGTCACGCGCTCCGCGTCCCGCACCACTGAGGAACCGAGCAGGAACGTGTGCCCGATGCGGTTGACGTACTTGGAAAGCACGCTGTCCACGATCTGGAGGCCCTGCGCCACGCCAGCGCCCGCTGCGGACAGCGGAACGATGTCGTTGACCACGCCCGGGAGCACTGCGCCGTTCTCGCTCTCTACCATGTCCTCGGGCTGCGTCAGGCCCCCGGGGTTGCACAGCCAGCGGAACTCGGACGCGAGGATCGCGGCCTTTACCTCTGCCTCCGACATGGCGGACATGGCCGCGAAGTCGCCGGCACACTGCTCCACGAGGCCAATGCCGTAGTTCTGCCCGTCAGGCAGCTCCCACGTCAGGGGCCGGTACGGCAGCTCCTCCTCGGTGTACACGCCGCCGTATTCCTTGGGCAGCGGGTAGTCGTCCACGTACGACGTGACCATGTAGCGGCCGTCGTCCTGAAGCTGCACCCAGGTGTACCAGTCCACGGCCTCGCATGTGCGCGGGTCCGTCTCGTCCATCTTCTTGTACTTGTCGCTGGCGGCCTGCAAGTGTCGCTGCACGTTCCGGTCCAGCTCATCGAACTGGAGGCCCTGCTTGACGATGATTTCCACTACCTTGCCGGACATGCTGCGCTTGACTGAGTACTTCTTCAGACCCAGTACGCGGATGGGTGTGGACTTGTCTTTGCCCAGGACCAGCAGAGCATTGCCGGTGACTATGAGGTTTCGTACTGCCTCGTAGAGTCGGGGTCGTGTGGACAGCTGATCCAGCAACTTGATGCTGTTGTGTTCTGCAACAGAGAGCTTGGCCTGCAAGTCCCCTACTTGGCCCTCCAGCTTCGCCTTCACGTCGGCCGGGATGTCGTACCGCATGAACGGCCGCGACGGGGCAAAGAGCGCGAGGATGAGCTTGTTGGAGAGGCTGTTTACTGCCAGGGCACCCACTGACTGGTAGTCGGTCTGTAGCTCGGTGGCCTGCTCGTCGTACCCGTCAGGCGGGCAAATGATCGGGATGGTGAACGCTGCGTACTTCTCGCAGCGGGTCACAAGAGGCTGGCGCTTCGCGCGCCCCGCCTCCCAGGCATCCTTTACGGAGCCCGTCATCCGTTACAGGCGGATGCCTACGCCGCCGACAGTACCGCCGATGGCCGGCGCGCCGCCGCCCTGATAGCGCCGCCGCGGGTCGCTGCCGTCGCCAAAGCCGTCCAGCTGAATGTCCGGCGAGCCCTCCTGGGGCGCAGCCTGTAGCTGGGCCTGTAGCTGCGCGGCCTGGGTGGACTGATTGATGGCCGCCACCTGGGCCTGCTGGGACGCCACCGCTTGGTCACGCATGGAGGCCGCCTGTTGGACGGAGGCCGCCTTGACTGCCGCCGCCTGCTTATCCGCTGCTTCCCGCGTGGCTTGCGCTTGCGCCTCGGCGGCGGCTTGCGCAGCCGCGGCCTTTCCGCCGTCGTTGCCGGTGATGTTCGGCAAGCCGGACTCGCCCAGCACGGGATCGACCACCTTGGCGGTGAACGGATCGATTTTGCTGACTATTTTCTTAAGACCACTTCCCATTAAAGCTCCTTGTAGAACTGCGAAACGACGGGCGTGTACCCGGCGCGCTTGTAGGCGTGAGCTACGGCGCTACCCATGGCGTCCCCCGTGGCGATGCCGACGCACCCATGCGCGCGCGCCAGCTCCTCCATCGCGGTAATGACGTGGCGCAGGTAGCCGGGCCGGTCAGCGACACGCAGCACCATCAGCTCCGTGAACACAGGTTTGGGGCAGAACCAGGTGGGACCTACGTCGTAGACAACGAGGTATCCGTCCACAAGCACGGTCCCCACGGCCCCGCTCTCGATCTGCGCCCAGCCGTGCACGAAGTCCACATGCTGCGCGTACGGGTGGCCCGCTACGAGGCTCTCCGTGTAGTGCCTGCGGAAAGCCGCAAGCACCTCTGCCTTGTCCTGCGCGGACCATTCGCTATGCTTCAGTAACGAAGCCATCGCGTAGGGCCTTCAGGACGCGCTGCACGCCGATCTGCTCGCCGGCTTGCAGGTCCGTGGTTTGGGACGTGACTGTGGGGACCGCAGCCCCGCCCAGTTGCTTCTCCAGCGCGCGGTACACCTCGGGGGTGAGCCGCGCCAGGAGGATGTTTTTCTGCTCCAGGGGTTTCTCCGTAGCTTGCGTCGTAGTGGGTGCCGAATGCTCAGGCGAAGAAGTACGGGCTTTGCCGGACCTTCCCCAAATCCAGGCCGCCACGCGGGGGCGGCTCAGGCATACCGTCGTAACGAGCGCGGAAATCATGGATCGGATCGTGCGTCTCATACATCTCCACAAAGGTGTTGCGGATAATCTCGTACAGCCGCTGCGTGTCAGCCGCGTGCGTGCCGTAGTCGTCGTGGATCATCGCTAGGGACGTGATGCCCGCTCGCTCGCAGGCGTTCACGGTGAGGGTGAGGTGTGCGGCATCCATGCTGTGCACGAAGTTCGGCGCGAGGCCGTTCTTGTGGCTGGATAGCTTCGGCGCGTCTATCTCCCGGTGCATCTTCAGCCGCGAGCCGCCGAACAGCTTGGTTCGTATCTGCACCTCGTCACACAGGTTGTAGACCTGGGTGACTGGGAAGCCGCTCGGCGTCACCCATTCGATGCGCTCCGCGCCGGCCGAGATAATCCTGCGGGCGCACTGCTGCAACCACCCCATCGCCGCCGAGGCGGCCACCACTACCTCCCCTATCGCCTCCCATACGAGGTGACTCAGGAAGTTCGCCGCCTGGGTGTACTGGGCGGGCTCGAACTCGGGGGCCTTGCCGTGGCGCAGGTAATCCTGCGTGATGAACTCGGCGCACGAGTACCGCGTGGAGCCGTACGGCAGCGTCATGACCGAGCGCTTCACCAGCGTCCGGTTGACGCCGTGGGCCAGCCACGCGCGGGCGAAACCTTGATCGCGCTCGGATAGCTGGTCCAGTTTCAGGCCGGCGAGTTTCACCCGCGTCAGATGGGCCACGTTCTCGTAGAGGTCGTTCGGCCCGTAATCCCCCGCGTTAGGCAGGAGATTGGTAGCCAACCCGCCTACCTCGTCCCGGAGCATTGCGCTGAAGTGCTGTAGCCCGTTGCAGGACCCGTCCAGGCCCACAGGGATGCGGGACAGGAACGCGCTGGGGTTGCGCCTCCAGGCGGCGTACTCCTTCGCCCAGGCCAGGAATTGCAGCGGGCTGTCCGCTTCCGTCCAGCGCGAGCTGCCCACCGGATCGTCCGCGAAGGCGCGGATGTGGGCGTCGTTCTCATCCACCCAGCGCACCCGCGCGTCCAGGCTCTGCTTGTCCACGCCGAAGCGATTGGCCCCGTTGATCTTGAACCAGCGCACCGCGTCGGGCGTGTCCAGCGGCTTGCCATCGGCGAAGTGCAGGAGTGCCTTCTGCAAGTCCGAGCCCTGCGGGCTGACGCCCACGGACTGCGCGTAGTACCGTCCGCGGAAGTCCGCCTGATACACAAAGTGGATAGCCGGGCAGTCCTTGAACTTGTCCGCCATCATGGTCGCCATCCGGAACCGGCCCCAGCGCTGGCCGCGCATCTTGCGTTCGGTGTAGTACCGGGCCATTGAGCGCTTCCACTCCAGGAACTCGGCCTCCTGCTCCGGCGTCATCTCCTGCTTCTCGCCCTTGGGCGCGCGCCACGCCGGCCGCTCTGGCATGTCCGGCCCCTTCTCCGACAGCGCCTCATTCAGGTCCAACGAGGACCGCGCGAGCTCGCGCACCGTGTCCAGCATGTCCCGGTTGATCGCCCACCGCACGCGCTGCAAGTGGTTGATGGCCGGCAGCACGTGGGCGCTCAGGTCGGACTTGCGTATGCGGTCCAGCAGGTCCATGTTTCGCACGCGCCGGATGCTGACGCAGTACGGCTGTACCTGCCGCATTTCCGGGGTATGCCATCCCCCGTCGTTGAACGCCACCCAGTCCTTGGGCGGCTCGACGCAGGGGGAGTGCAGCGGGGCGTTCAGCTCCACCAGTCCGGTGACGCGGTTTATGACGCGCTCTGCCTCGTCCGTGAAGTCCACCTTGAGCATCTCGCGGATGCGCCCCAGGCCGGCCTTCTTGTGGCGGGTAACGTCGATCATGCCAAGGACGCGCAGCGCCTCAACAAACCACATACCGAGCTGTTCCCGGTCGTGCTTCTGCCACTCCGGGAACTCCGTAAGGCCCTTGTTGCGGGCCGCGCCCATCAGGGCGTTGTACCTGTGCCGCTCTGCCTTTGAGCGTCGGCGGTCCAGGTCGTGCGTCACCTCGTAGTACAGGTCCGGGGCGATGTCCTCGAACACAGATAGCACCAGCTCCCGGTGCAGCGCGCGCCCGATGGCCGATGCCAGCTCACGCGCCGTTGGCTCGGCGTCTGCCATCAGCGTGACCAGCGTGAGGCGCACCGCCACGAAGGCGGATACAGTGGCGTCCAAGGGTTGCAGCAGCGCGACGTGCGCCGCGCGCCTGCCGGCCTTCCCCCGCTCCTCCTCAAGGGTTGCCGTAATCATGTCCCGCAGCGGCAGTACCCAGCGTCTGTACATGGGCTGCGCGTACGGGTTCTCGTTGGCCTTGCCTTTGTTCTCGTTCTGCTCAATCTTTTCCCGGATGCGCTGCGCACCTATCGCCAGCGTGGAGCGCTCCAGTTCCGCCTGGGACTGGATCAACGCGCTACCGAGTCCTCAACGCAGGTCAATCCCGTAATCGTTCAGCGCCATGCTGTACAGCTCGCCGTGGCTGAACTCCGACAACTGGTCCTCTGCTTCCTTGAAGCGGAGCCGTGCGCCGGGCACATTCCCCGTGTCCAGTGCAATCACGATGAGGTCCTCGTACGCGCGGTACGTGGCCTGATCTTCCAGCAGGTCCACGCCGTTCTCTATCGGCCGTTCTTTGCTCACTCGGGATTCCTTGTCTTGTGGGTCTGCTCCGCGTACCGGGCGCTGCGCTTCTCGAACTTGCGCTGGGTGCGGTCGTTGTGGATGTAGAAGACCTGCTGGCCTTCGAGGTAGCGCGGCTGCTGCTGCGTGAGCATGTCGGCTAAGTCCTCGGACACGTGGTCGTTGACGCGCTTGGTGCCCTTGCGAATGACGCACACAACCTCGTCCAGCGGGGGCAGCTCGTGCATGAAGCGGAAGTCCGTCACCAGCACGTAGCCCGGCATGCGGTCCCAGCGCTCGGCGGCGAGGTCCACCCAAAAGGTGCGGCGGACGCGCTGCCCGCCCTCGGTGCCGAGGATCTGCATAAATCCCCGCGGGCTAATCACGATGTGCCCATGAACCTCTGAGAGCGCCATCATGGTGTAAGCGTAGAGCCGTAGCCTCTCGTCTTTGGAAACGCGACCAGCCAGCACAACGTCAATACCGTGTTGGAATACGTCGCAGAAGTGGTCAACGCGGAACATAAGAGGACGTTCCTTGGTCTTGCGGTCATAGGGGTTCAGCCCCATGACATACGCTATCTTCCGTATCGGATCGGCGTACCCCTCCAGCGCGGCCGCTACACCCATCTCGGTGTAGGCGGCGCGCATGGCCTGGGCGCACGTATCCTTACCGGCACCGGCCAAGCCGGTGATGCCGATAATGCGTGCCATTGGTTCCTTAGTTGACGAGCAGGTTCTTGCGCTGCTCTTTGCTGTTGACCATGAGGCGGCCGCGAGCCCAGCCGCCGCAGCCGTTGCACTGGAAGCGGGCGTAACGTCCCACCTGGGTGTGGCGGTATCCCTTCTGCCGCATGTCCTCGCTACCGCAGCGCGGGCATGCCGGCCGGTCAGGCTCGGAGTACGCGGCCACGTTGGGGTGGCCCTCGGCCCACGGGCGGAGCAGCAGGTACAGCTCCTCCAGCGACACCACGTCCTGGATGTTGTATCGCTTCATCTCCGCCCACGCCTTGCGGTTGCCGGCAAGGCATTCCTTCCACAGCGTGAAGCCGGGGAACTCGGCGTGCGTAAGCTTCTTCTCGGCGCAGAGCTGGTCCGTCAGGAACGCGAGGCGGTTGGAGGTGAACGCGAAATGCCGCTTGGCAATCTCCAAGGTGTCCACGATCACGAAGGGCGACGGCGGCGACAGCCTGTGCATCAGGAACCGGACGTTGATCTTCTTGAGGTCGAAGCGGCGGCCGTTGTGTGCCACCACCATGTCCGCCTCGTCCAGCAGAGCGTGCAGCTCCTGCATAAGCGCCACGTCGTTCTCGATGTCCTTGGCCCGGGACTGGTCGCGGTAGATGACGCGCTTTGCGCCGAGCCACTTGGCCGAGAAGGACAGGATGTACCAGTCCGCGCGAATCTGCTCCAGGCCCACGTTCTCCTTCCACGTCTTCCAGACGTTGGCGAGGATGGGAGCAGTCTCGATGTCCAGAACGAGGATGCGGGGCTTACTCAACCCACTACCTCGAAGGCGTACCGCGCCGGGCGCTGCATAAGGTCACGCTCGATGTGCTCCAGGAAACCGTCCCCGCCGCCGTGATACTCGGCTTGGAACGCATCAACCCGGATGATCGTGTGCAGTTCCTTGAACTTGGCCTCGTACTCGTACGCTACAGCGCGGGGATGCAGGTCAAAGCCGGAGCTGTTGACGGGCCGCACTGATACTTCGATTACGCCAATGTTCGTATGAACCTTCTTGCGCATGAGAACGCTCATTCGGATTCCTTCGCGGCACGCCGCTTTTCTATGTTGGCCTTCTGGCGGGCTGCGCGGGCGCGCTTGTTCTTCAGGTCGCGCTTCTCCGCTTCGGTGCGGTGCGTGGGATGCAGGATGCCGGTGGGGTAGCGCTGGTGGAACTCGATGTAGTCCGCGATGCCGCGGAGCAGCGCTATCTGGTCTATGCCCTTGCCGGCGCGGGCGGACCAATTCTCGATGCGGCCCAGGATGGCGTTGATCCATCGGGGCAGTACTGCGCGGATCATGCCGGTTGTGTGGCAGTGGTCCAGAACGATGTCATCCCCCAGGGGGCGCTTGGTGATGGGGCACAGTCCATGCTGCTCCTTCGCCATTTGCGCCCGCTTAGGTTTGAGCATTGAGGCGGTCAAGCGCTTCACGCTTCTCCTTGATGTTGCGTTTCATCCGCACGGTGGCGTGGTAGATGTCGCGCGAGTAGTTGCTGGGAAGCACGCGCATGTAGTCGTGCGGCTCTGCGGTCTTGCGCAGCCATAGCAGCTCGGCCTGCTCCACGAAGTAGTCCGCCCAGGTTTCGCCCTTGAACTCCTGGTACTTGGCAGTCACCACCTCGTACGCCTCGGCGTTGCAGGTTGTGCCGGCAAGCCACTTAAGGGCCTTGCCCTCACCCACCTTCCACAAGCCGGGTATGTGGTCGGCGGTGTCGCCCATGAGCATCTGCATCCAGAACCACTTTGTGCCGTACACCTTGCCGTCGTACGGGCCGATAACCTCGTACGCCCCCTTCGGTACTTCGGTGCGGGCGTAGTCGGTCCAGGCAAGATGCAGCCCGGGCAGCATGCGCATGTCTTTGTCGGCGGTGTGAATCACGTAGGAGGTCACAGGATCGCGGGCCGATAGCGTTGCGGCGGCTAGGCCGTCGTCCGCCTCTCGGTCCCACCATTCGATGCGCTTGGCGCGCATGCGGTCCTCGTCAACCGTCTCCGCGAACTCCCGCACGGCTTCCCAATTCTTGGGCTTGCGGCCGTGGCGGTGGCCCTGGTAGGGCTGTGTGGTGGCGATAAGGTATCGCTCACCCTTGGTGCTGGCGCGGGCGGATAGGTGCAGCTCCACCTTCTCCGCGCCGGTCAGCTCCCTGACGGCGTGTAGCCGATCAACGAATACACGCCGCGAGATGTCCACCCGCATCTCGTCGCCCCCGCTGGCGAAGTAGCATAGGTAGTCCCCGTCCACCATCACGGTGCGACCGGGGACCACATCGTCCATCGGGGTTGCGTCAGGAATCTGCTCGGCTACCCGCGCGGCTGCTTTACGCAGCCACTCGGGCTGTGTCATCAGAAGGGGATGTCGTCTTCGCCGACGCCAGCCAGCGGATCATCCTCGCCGCCGTCATCCGAAGCAGGTGCGGGCTCCGGCTTCTTCTCGGCCGCCTTGGTCGTCTTCTTTGGGGCTGCGGCCTTCTCCGCCTTCTTGGCCTTGGCTTCTGCCTTGGCCTTCTCTACGTCATCCGCATCGTCGTCGTCCGTAGCGCCCAACAGCAGCGCCTCGATGGGGCTGCCCTCAAAAGCAGGGCTGGCCTTGATCGCGTTCTGGAATACGTTCTTGGACTTGCCAGGCTCGTACTCGCCGTCGATGAAGATGCTGGCCCACTGGTCCGCATCCGGCGCATCCCACAGGAACAGGCGCAGCTCGCTGATAGCTGGCGGCACGTTGCGGCGTTGCGCCTCTCCTTCCTCGTCCTCGACAAATGGCGGGCGGATGTTGATAACGCCTGTGTTCGGGTCCTTAAATGTGGCCGTGACCTTGTTGGGGTCCGACTTCCATACCGAGTGATAGACCGTACCTACGTAGTCCTGGCCCAGCAGCTCCGCGAAGTGCTTGGCCTTGCCGTCGTAGTTCATCGCCTTGAACAGCTTGTAGAACGTGGCCTTCTCGTTCAGCGACTTAGCCAAGCTCACGGTGATGCGCTGCGGCTGGCCGTTGTCGGACAGCGGCCACTTCTTCCCGTGCAGCTCGAACACCAGCTTGACTTGCTCACGCACGCGCTCCTGGCCCTGGTACGTTTCGTTCTGCGGGCCAAGCTCTACGTAGGCCACGAAGCGCAGGCCCGGCACGCCGGTAGCTGGCGGGGTGTAGGTGCCGCCGCCCTTCTGCGCCACGTTCATGTCTACGCCCTTGGCGGCCTTGCTGATTGCGTTCTTGATGTTAAATGCCATGCGTTCTAATCCTCTCTACAGGGACTGTTCAAAGGTCGGGACGTGATTCCCGATGAAGCGCTTGCGGACCCAGGGCCGCAGCTTGTCTACACACTGCTCGAATACATCCGAAGTAATCTTGCTTTCCTCGGCCATGCTGCTGCCCCACACCGTGTCGGACGGCACGCCCAGCGGTAGCTCCCACTTGAACCACCACTCCATGAAAGTGCTGGCCTCCTCCATGCAGACGTGCAGGAGAGCCGCGGCCTTGGCCCGGACCTTCTTGTGCGCGTCGGCGTACTCGGCGTCATGCACCTGATTGACCAGCAGGGCCAGCCCATCGAAGTTCCGGTAGTGGTAGAACGCACGCACGGACAACCACATGGCGGCCTTGGCGAATTCCCCGCCAGTGCCTTGCACCTCGTAGTTCTTGATTTCCGTGGGCATGAAGCCGGCGCGCTCTTTGCCACGCTCGATGAGCCACTTGGGCGACGGGTGCTCGCGGTAGCAGTACAGCTTGCCGTCCGGCGTCACGCTGTACCCCTTGCCGAGCTGGATTTGCAGACCGGGTATCTCCGGGTGCTGCACGATCATGCCGGTGGGGATGCGGGACTTGCGGATGTCGATCGCCTTCTGCTCGAAGTACGGCTCAATCTCCGGGTAGCGGGCGTTCTCCGCGTCGGCCAGGGCCTGCGTGTCCTCCTCGGACATGCCCGTGGACTTGGCAATCTTCTTGGTGCCCGCGCCGTACGCCCGCTGGAACGAGAACACCTTCGCCCCTGTGCGCTTGTAGTCCCATTCGGATTGCACCTCCGGGTCCACGCCCTCGCCCTTGCAGAGTTGCAGAACCTCGTCGTACTGCATGCCTTCCTTGGCGGCGAGGCGCATGCAGTGCATGTCCACGCCAGCGCGCAAGTCAGCGATAAGCTGCGCGGCCCGGGTCAGGATGGCCTGGACGTACACCTCCAGGGAGCTGAAATCGGACTGGATGATTACGCCGTCCTCGCCCCACCGGGACTTGAACAGGGTCTTCGCGTCGGACTTCTGGCCCTTCGGGATGTTCTGGAGATTCGGGTTGCTGGAGGACAGGCGGGCGGTCACCGTGCTCGTGTGATTGAGCATGTGGTGGATGATGCCGTCCAGCTGCACCAGGGTGAGCATGCCCTTCTGGTTGCCGTCCTCATCGGTCGTGATGAAGTAGGTGCCGAGGTCCTTGGTCATCTTCACCACTTCGCCCAGCGTCTTGAGGAACGGCACGTCCGTGTTGGACGTAAGCTCCTCCATGATTTCGCTGGCGGTGCTGTACACGCCTGGGTCGCTCTTGCTCTCCCAGGTCGGGTCCGGCTTGGTGAAGCCCTCGAACGTGTAGTAATGCGGCTCTATGCGCGTCTTGTGGCCGCGCTCCAGGTCGGGCACCGTAACCTGCTTGGTCTTGAGCTCGCCCTTGTTCTTGCCCCCGGCAAAGCGCGAGTAATCGTCGGCGCTGCGCCCCCCGTCGTATCCGAAGCACGGCTCGCCGGGTGCGCACGGCGTCGTGGTACCGTCTACGAGCAAGTAGTGCAGCTCCTTCTTCTGGTAGTACGTCAGGTTCCCATCGTCGTCCAGCACAGGGGCCGGCGCGTCGTACTTGACCTTGCCGCCGAAGATGAGCGCGGACTTGTGGAAGCGGCTGTTCCAGTTGAACTCGAAGGGCAAGCCCTCGGGCAGGTACTTCTCCAACTGCAACGATGCCTCGGCCAGCTTGGCCGCCAGCTTCTCGGCCAGCTCCAGGCCCAGCTGCTTGTCCACCGCCATGCCGTTGCGCTCGCACTCGATGGTGAACACCAGCGCGCCCATGCCCAGCAGGATGCTGCGCAGCTGGCCGGACTGCTTGGCCTTGTCCCACTGGCCGCGGAACACACGCTCGGTGTTCCCGATGTCACCTTCCTCGAAGCCATCCGAGCCTTCGCGTCCCGCGAGGTAGCGCATCAGCAGGTCCTCGGGAATGTCGATGGTGTCGACCCCGGCTTCCCAAAGCGTTTTTACCTCGTCAAGTTTCACGTTCCCGCCGTAGCTGGGCGCTATCTCGTCCAGCGCCAGCATGTGGCTGGATTGCTCCATGCCGGCCAGCATGTACTCAGCGAGCTGGATGTCCCAAATCATGCCGCCGCGGTTGATGAACTCCATCCAGGCGAACAGGTTGGCCTCGGGGTTGCTGTTGGGATTGGCGATGGCGTACAGCAGGTCGAACTTGATGTTCTGCCCCACAAGCAGCTTGGTGTTCTGCAAGTGCTTGGTGAACCAGTCCTTGGGCAGCTTCTTGCACGCGGCAATGCGCTCCTCGCGGTCCAGCCCTTCCGGGAAGTAGTCGGCCGGTGTGATGCCCCCGGCCATTGCCGCGCCCAGCGTGCCGCGCTGCCATCCCTGGCACACGATGTAGTTCTCTGCGCTGAACGGATTGGCCTTGCGCTTGTACTCAGTCTTTGTGCTGGTTTCCAAGTCCCATACGACGTACGGGTAGCCGCTCAAGCCCAGGCCGCCTCATAGAAGACGGCTTCGGGGCCGCAGTGGTTTAGTCCCGCAGTGCGCTCGACCTCAGCGTCCCGGAGGTGCCCCACCCCTTTTATCTGCGTGTCGCCAGTCACCGGACACTGCACTGTTATTTCGCTGTACCGCCGCGCGCAGCCGTGCAACGGAATAATGTGGTGGGTCATTCGCCCGAACTGGCTGCGCCGGTAATGCTTGCAGTCCTTGCAGAATTTCACTGTGGGTCCCTCACTCGGGCGCGCTCCGCGTCGAACACCACCTCTCGCTGTGGGTCCTTCGGGCCGCCCTCTATGTGCAGTTTGTTTTTCGGGAAGCCGATGAATCGCGTGTTCTGCAATTCAATCGAGCCGCTTTTGCCGAGGATGCCAATGGCGTCGGCCGCGCCCTGCTTGCCCGTCTTGCTGTCCTTGAGCATGCTCATGTTGGGATAGGGCAAGCCCTCCCCGTCAGCGGACACCTGGGACGTGGCGATGCAGCGGGTGCCGTACTTCACACCCATGACGCGCGCCCATTGGTACATGGACTCCAGGGCTTGGTCCGTGCGCTGGCCGCCGTTGGCAATCTCGCCGCCGAACTTGATGTTGTCGATCATGTCGAACACCACCAGGGCGGACGGGATGTTGGCGATGATGTCCTCCACCTCGTGCGACCAGAAGTCGTGAATGTCGAACACGCGGATGATGTCGCTGCGGCCTACGGCCTTGGCGTACGCGGGTTTCAGCTCTCCCCGCTTGTCCATCTCCGCCATCTCGGACACCTTCAGGCCCAGCGCCGCCTGATACAGCCTGCGCTTGATGCGCCGCCCTGGCCCCTCGTTGTTCAGCCAGATGATGCTGCGATGCTGACCGGGGTACAGTGCGTCCACCTGCGGGGCCATGAAGGACAGCTCGGACGCCAGCCATGTCGTCTTTCCGGCATCCGGGCGTGCGGCCAGGACAATGAAGTCCCCCTCTTGCAGCGCACGCACAGCGCAGGACACCGCCTGGGTGCGCCAGTGCAGGCCGATGTTGTTTACGTCCTCGCGCAGCAACTCGCTGATGTCGTCCGTGACTTCCGGCACGCGCACCTTGCGATTGATCTGGTTACGGTGCTGCTCGTTCAGCGCGTTCAGCGCCGTGGTCAACGACACCTCACCATCCCGGTACTGCTCCAACATCTCGGTGACGGCGGCGGCCGTGGACGCTTCCACCAGCCGCTCCACCAGGCCGGCCTCAATACTGGGGTCTACGGCTTTGTCTATCTGCTTGAGGGCGCGCGCATAGAGTGTGCGTTGGTCGTCCGTGAGTTTCGGGTGCGCGAGATTGAACCAAAGGGTGAAGGGGCCGGACTGTATCTCGTTGCATTCCGGGTTGGCTCGGAAGAACTTCCCGAAGTCGCCCAGGATTGTCTGCGTCTTGATGTCCAGCGCAGCCTTTGGTACTGAGCCTGCCAACTTCTCATAGCGGTCACGGAACCTGAGCAGTTGCAGGACTGTGGTTTCTAGGATGAGGCGTTCTCCTTGGTTAGCTGCAAGCCAGCCGCTTTCATTGCGGCTAACGCACGGCGCGCGATAGCCAACGTCCCGGGCCATCCAGGTATCAGAGAGCAGACATCACGCCCGGACAGGGCCGCACCGATTTCACGGCTTATTACTTCGCGGGCCAGCTCCTCGGGCGTTGGCGAGCGTTCCTTATCCCCGCCGCAGCAGGGGCATTTTTCGTAGAACTTACGAATGGCGGAGGTGATGTTCAATCTCCCGGCGTGATAGCAGCTTCGGATCGGCGCGCGCCTCAATGCGCTGCGCGTCCAGCCCCTGGCTGCGAAGTTGTTGGGTAATGGTGCGCGCCGCCTTGCGGCCTGCTGGATCGGGGTCCAGCCATACCCGCACGGGGCGCGATGTCTTGATGCTTGCGGCTACCGGATCGCTCAGGCTGGTGCCCAGGAGGGACCACGCCTCGGTCACTTGCCCCACCCGGAACGCGCTCAGTACATCCTCGGTAAGCACCAGCGGGTTACCCCGTCCGTACTTAGCGACGAGGCGCTGCTTGTCTACGTCGGGGTTTACGTACTTGGCGCGCTTGGACGCGCGGGTCCAGCTCACGTCGCGGGCCTGCCAGTAGATAAGCTGCTCGCCCTCGAAGATGGGCAGCACTAGCCTGCCCGTGGGCCGATGCCAGTACGCGCCCAGCTCCTCTATCTCCGGCCGTCCGATGCCGGCCTTGTACAGCCACACCCTGGCCGCGGCGGGCCACTGCTGTACGTCGAACTCAGGCGGGCCAGGAAGGGCCACAGAGCGGCGCAAGGCCGCGTCCATACCCTGCTCCCGGGTGAGCCGTTCCAGGCGCTCCTGCCACGATTCCGTGGGCTTCTGCTCGATGCCCGGCTCGTCGCAGCGGAAGCAGTAGGAGGACCACCTGTCCCGCTCGTGCTTGATGAGGAGCGTGCGCCCTTCCCCGCATGTGTGATTGATCCGACCCCGCCCGCCTTCCGGCAGGGCCTGGGCCGCCGCAAGCCAATCACGGGCAGGTAGCAATCAGAAGAAGAAGAACTTGATTGCGCCAAGCGGCGGCGCGAACACGCCGACGAGGGTAAGGATCAGGTCCGTGGTTCCGGTTGTGTGGAAGGCGTGGATGAGGTTGCCGATCCAGCCGACGATGATGGCGACCAGGAGAAGGATGTACGCGATGTAGAGGCCGATGGCAGTTTTCAGCATGTGGTTTCCTAGTTGATCGACGGCGTGAGCTTCGCGCCGGCCAGCTTCACCACCTGCACGTTGCGCCGCGTCTCGTGGTTGTACGTGGTGCCGGCATCCGCCAGCGCTCCGTCCTTCATCAGACCGTGGACGGCGGAGCACACGGTGGCGAGGCGCATGCCACTCAGCAGGGCGATGGACTCGCGGGACAGCGGGCCGGCGTACTCTGCGAGCACATCCAGCACGCGCTGCTTCACGGCCGGCATCTTGGGCAGCATGGCGCGGAAGGACTCCGCCTGCGTGGGGGAAACGTTCATCGTGTCACCTCCTCGACCACGCGGCGCACCTTCACGGTCTTGACGGGAACGATTTCCACGATGGGGATGGCTGTCTCGTCGGCCGCATGCAGGAGTAGGTAGTCCTCGGCCTCGTCTACGCTGGCGAACCACTTCATGCCGGGCGTACCGTCCGAGAGCAGGTACCGGAACTCGCGCGGCTTCTCCTCCTGCACCATCTCGAACTTATCCGCGTAGTAGTTGTGGTCCGGGACTTCCGCCAACAGCTCCGCGAGTACCACGTAGTCAACGTCGTCGGCGGTTATAGCTTTTTCTACGGTGTACACACGCCCGACCACAAGCCGAGTGCTGTGCCCGACCGACACGCAGCGCACCTTGTTTCCCTTCTGGAACTTGGGCTCGCTCATCGCGTCACCTCCACGTCCACGCTGCGCGTGACCTTGACGGTTGCGATGCGCTTGCGCTCCACCACCTCGTACACGTTGCCGTCGATACCCAAGTCCTTGATGGCCTGGATGGCGAGTTCTTCCGTGTCGTACGGGCCGTGCTCGTTGGCCGGCGCACTGTTCAGGTCGCGGTAGAAGAACTCGGCAGGGGGCTGAGGGGCGGCCAACTCGTAGCGGGTGGCGTCAAAGCTGTGCACGGGTGCACTGTGCAGCAGCTCCTTAAGCTGAATGTACGTGTCCGGGAAGCGGGTCTTAACATTCGCAACGGTGTAGATGGTATTCATCTCCTCCACCGTGTGCCACTTATTGACGCACCGCACCTTGTCACCCACTTTGAACGGCGTCATTACAGCTTCCCTCCGATCAGATTGGCCTCGGCCTCGGCGGCCGTGTGAATGTCCGCTTCCGACACGCGGGCTTTATGGAACGCCACCGCTTTCGCCTGGGCGAACTTGCGCGTCTCCAAGGCGATAGCGGCGGCCACCCGCGCGTCTTCCTCGGCGCGCTTGGTGTTGCGGCCAGCGGCCATGACGCGGGCGCGCAGGGCCTTGGTGTGCAGCTTCACTGCATGGGAGTGGATACGGCGTGTGGCCTTCGCCACCAGGATTGTCAAGGACATAGTTCCCTCGGTTGGTTGGACTGCTGGGTTTAGGCGGATGCGCCGAACATGCGGAGGTCGTGCGACTTGCGGGTGCAGATGCGCCACTGCCGCGCGCTGTACGCACCCTTGCGGAGGTGGCGGGGATGCCCGGGGTTACTGGCCGGCACGCGGTTGATGCGGGCCATGCACGCTGCGGCTTGTACTGCCTTCGCTACGTGGTCAACCGCAGGCGGCGGCTTTGTGCCGTCCTTATGGTGCTTCAGCATGGCAACTGCGTACGCAAGGGAGAATGCGGTTACTGCGGCAGGCGTCATCAAGTTCCTTCAGGTTGGACTTGCAGGGAAGCGCGGACTGCGGCAGCAGCGCGCCGGAGCATTTCGTACTCGTCGCCGGTAGTCTGGTAGCCGTCCTCGGCCACCTGTTCGGCGCGGTCCAGCAGGTACAGGATTGCGGCGGTATCGGGCTGGCGAGACAGGGCGGCGTGTAGGTGCTCTACGTAGTCGATGGAACTACTGCCGTAGACTGCGTATGTCACGCCCCCGGCTTTGTAGTATCGAACCGGTATAGGTTCTTGCTCGTCGCCCTGCGCAGCCGATCCAGTGCACACCGTACATTCAGGATCGCCGGCCCCAATCTGCCCAGCGTCGTGTGACCCATTACATTCCGGCGCGTCTAGCGCATCCGATGGGGCGGCGTTCAGCGTGGCGCGCGTATCGGGGTGCAAGGGGTCCGCGCCGATAAAGCATTCCTCTGGCGTTTCAGGCCACTCCCTACGGCACGCATCGAAATCGCCCTCGTTCCAGCACCGCAACCACGCCATGCCCTCATCGGCCTTTAGGGCGAACTGGATAGCGGCTATCGCTGTTTCTGCTCCGGCCTCTACAGGTGCGGGCGGGGCGGCGTAGACGCCCGTGCCTGCCGGGACGACTGAAGCGTCAAAGTAAGCGGCAGTGAATCCGGGTTTCCAATCCTCGGCGTGGGCCACCGGCACCGCCCCGGCCTCGCTGGCGGCATCCACACGCCCCTTGCGATAGCCCGCCTCGTAGAAATGTCGATCCGCCGATCCGCTCGGGCCTTTCGGTTGTCCCTCGGTGGCAGCGCTACTCATCGCCCAGCCCATCCGAGACGGCATGATCCATGATGCGCACGGCGCGCGGGACAGGCAGGCTCCGATACTGCGCATCCTGTAGCTTCAACTGCTTGCGCTTCCGCATGTTCGCGTGCATCGCCAGCTTCAACTGGCGCAGATACTCCTCGGCGTCCGCGTCAGCATCGCGCAATTCAACGCGCAGGCGGCGCACCTCGTCGACCAGCAGCCGTACGTACGACTCGTTTTGCTGGGCGTTGGGTGCTGCGCAGGCCAGCGCGTAATCTATAGGGTCCATGTCTGCTCCTGGGAACGGAAGTAGCCGAAGTTGGCACGCAGGAAGGCTTGGATGGTGCGCGCTGTGCCTGGGTACTCGTGCCGGCTGGCGGACCACACATCAAGAAGCTGGGCTTGCCTGCCCGCTTCGCTGCCTTCTCGCCTCCCCGCATCGCGCTCATAGGACTTCGCCTCGTCCAAGCGGCGCGCGGTGGTAATCACGATGCCGAAAATTCGCATGTCTGCTCCTACTGAAAGAGGGATTCAAGGCGGGCGTGGTCGATGGCCCGCTGCGCTTGACGCATGGCGACGATTGCCCGCACGCGACGGGTTGTCGGGAGCGTTTCCGCTAGGTCCGTCGTGCAATGCGCCGCGATGATGCGGCCGCTCTTGTCGTACGTGTAGGTGATGAAGGGGTCAATCTGCGGGGGGAGTTGGGCGGTCAGAAAGCTCATGCGATGTACCCCACTGCGCGGGCAAACGCTGAACGGACCTGATGCGTGCTTATCGCGTGCGCGGAGCGCCGGGACAGCAGCGATTTGGCAAACGCGGCCACATTGCGGCAGCGCTCGGGTTGACGTGCTTGGGGACGTGCGGATCGGATCGAACTCATGAAAGCTCCGGTGTTTTCGGCGTCGTAATACCGCCAGTTGGACTGCGAGGAACTGCAAGGCCCCGCATGGTGCGAGGCCGTGAAAGTGTGCTTCCCTTACGTACTGCCCAGCGCCGCGTAATACCCGGTGCGGCGGAACCAACATGCGGAGTGCGCCCCGCTAGTGCTACGTTTCATCTGGAGGCGTACACCCTCCGCACGGTCGCGGTTATCCGCCCGCGCTTTGTTGCGCTGTTGTATCGTCATTGATTGAGGCAGTAGGCAGCACAAACAGGCGCGATGCCGAAGCAATGCGCCGATGCACAGTATTGAGGGAAGTCGGCGCGGACGCGCCTTAGATGCGGCCAAAAGCGGCCGTGATAGGTCAGTCCGTGACTGGTCCTATAGCTGCCGTTCTCAACTGCCTAGCGGGTTAAATCTGGTCCCGAGTGGGCGGGACATGGCGGGTGATAAGTCCGAAAATCTCGGCTTGCTCCACTTGCTCGCACGGCGCATTGCCAACGAACTTGTGGATGCGCGTGGCCGTGGTGTTGGATACGTCGATGTTGGTGCAAATGAATCCGCGACCCGGGACGAAAGCGGCCACGGGTGCCTCATAGCTAAACAGTATCCGCGTGCGGTCCCGGTATTCGAGGATAACCGGGTCCTTCGCATTCGGTTGTACTAGTCGCAATTGCATCTTATAAGTCCTTGTGGCGCTCGTGCGCCTTTGCAGAGCGGCGGGATAAAAGGTATCGCCGACTCGTTTTATGTTCGCCTCATGGCGCGGGCAAGAAACCCGGGGGAAGCGCCCCGCAGCGCTTCGCCCTGGTTCCCTGGGTGCGGAGCATAACCCGGCCGCGCCGGGCTCCGCTACAGGAATTCAGTTACTGTAAAGGTGCTCTACCGCAGCGCGTCAGGCTACCCGCTCGATCCAGATTGCGTACCGCACATCCCCTGCCTTGCGTGCGGATACGCAGGTGAACAGGGTGGCGGCGAATTCCATCCCGGCCAGCTCTGCCGGGCGGCGGGTGCGCGGCGGAATTGCTTGCCGCATGTCCTTCGCGTAGCGGTCCAGGGCCGTAGGCAACAGATAGCCCTGGCCGATCTGTAGAGCCGCTAGGCGGGCAGTTTGGGAGTCCGGGCGGGGGCTCATGACGCTACCTCCCGGATAGCTCTGTTGACACGCCCTAGGTACTGCGCGGCCGTTTCAACCCGGCAGGTGTTGGGGTTGAATTGCTCGACAATCGACTTAGTGAAGAACTCCCCTATCACTGTACCGTCGATCAGGCGGGTAACCACCCAGCTACCGCAGTGCGGTTCAAGCTTCGGGGTCATTGTTCACCCCCGCCCCGGGTTGCATGGTCGGGATGATCCAGGGTGTTCGGGCGGCTCATGACTGCGCCCCGCCGCCCTGTTGCTGCTCCAACCATTGCCGGGCGGCTTCCTTTGCCACGCAAACCAGACCGGCGAGCGTGGCGTAATCGCCGGCCGCCTCGAATCGCCTAGCAAGCGGCAAATGGGGAGTGAGCCTGTCCCACTGCTCAAGCGGAATGTCGTTTAAATGCTGGTCCGTGGACCTGCGCAGCGCATCCGCGCCTATGGCCTGCACTACTCGGCGTATCGTGGCTTCACTAACGAATTGCCCGTAGTACCTGCGGTGCGCCGCGCGACGGTCGGCGGCAGGTGCGCCGGTAAGGTGTGAGGGGTCATTCATGTACGCCTTGCGCGAATACACACCACGCGCCGCCATTACGCCCTCGCATTTGCTCGGCTCTTTGCATTCGCAGAGCCAGCGCGATACCCCGGCCACAAAACGGGCGGTGGGGCATTTATCGGCGTTCTCCTGGGTGAAAAGCGGGTATTCCTTATGGGTTGTCATGGCGTGGCGCTCCTTACGAGGCTAGGGTTAGCGACCCCTTACGGGCCGGTTTTCGTGCGGGTATACGGGCACGAAGGAAGCGCACTGCGTGAATGCGCTTGCTTAGTGGGCCGCCTGGGCGGCCGGGTGTTGCGGGGTTAGGTGGATAGCTCGGTTATGGCGATGCGGCCGGGCGAGATGACGCGGACGAAATAGCCGCGTGCGCGGAAGTCGTCGACAAGTGCGCGGCGCTCCGTGTCTGTCCATCCCTTGCCGACGAGCGGCAACAGGTAGCACTGGCCGCCGCGCGTCTGCTCGCGAAAGTCGGCCGGGCTCATGCCGCCACCTTAGCGGCAGCTTTCCCCGCCTGCACCCGCTTGTCGAATGCAGCGAGCGCTTCCTGTATGCCGTGGGTGTTGCGGACGGTCCGCAGGATGCCCCACTGTTCGCGCCAGTCATTTAGCCATGCCTGTACAAGGCGATCCTTCCATTGCCGCCCGTGCTGGTCCTTGTACACGGTCAGGGCCTGGAATTCATCGTCGCTTAGGATTGTTTGGGAATTGGGTACGGCAGGATGGTGCATGGCGCTTGCTCCTTGCGAGTGCGTGATTGCGGCCCCTTACGGACCTGTTGGGAACTTCGGTGTGTACTGCGTGGCGCTATTCTCGCGCCATGTACTCGGCGGCAACATCCTCCAAACGGATGCCCTGCCGCAACTCGTATTCCTGGGCGTTGTTGTCAAGCGGGATCATCCGGCCATCCGCCACCATCGCACAGATAAGCCAAAGCGCATCCTCCCGTTCCATGTCGGTAAGGCGGCATAGCGTATCTACGAGTTCGCGGCGGGTTGCCATTGTCCTACTTGCTGGGTTGTGCGGCTGCTACCTTGTCCGCATGAATGGTTACAGTTGCGTGCTCAATCTTAACAGGATTGATAACGCAACCGCCCAGCGCGGCGGCCAGGGCCACCAGGACGGCGGCGTAGAGCGTGGTTTTCATGTGTGCCTCTCGGTTATGATGGTGTGTTCTAATCGGCCGTTATGCCGTCCATCTGATGCGATGGGATAGATGCACTGCGTTACGGTTAACCAGCGCCGTATCAGCAAGCCGGAGCGCCGTGTTAGCGCACAAGCGGCCCAGCGTTTGCCGGCGTATCGCCTTAGCGGCCAGAGCGTGCATGTGCCAGGGTATCTCTTGTCACGTTGTCCCAGGCGCTAACCTGGTTCCCGCGACTCACCCCGGGTCCATCCACATGCCGCAATGCATCTATCCCATGGCCCTGTTGCCAAGGCCATAGTATCCACCCGGTCTATCCCGGGTCCTTGATCCGTAGGCGTGGATAGCCCATGGAACCAGCTTGCGGCACTACCCGCTATCTCGTGAGCGCTGAACTCATACGGTTACTCGCACCTAGCAATTTCTCGCCTAGTGCTTTCACGCTGCGAATTGTTAAAGAGCGGTCCTGCTGGGTACTGCTGTACTGCATCTTGTGGGAAGTATCCGAAGGGTTGTAGCCCCTGGCCGCTTGCACAAGGTCCGGTGCGCTTGTCACCTAACACCTTGCAATCCCCTTCCGTGTCCCCTGGCCTTACGCCTGGGTGTACATCCGGGTATTGCGTTATCGCTGCTCCTGGCTGCCCTTTAGGCTAGGCCGTTTGTTGCTGCGATGGGTTGAACTATACGCATGTCGATACACCTTGTCAAGCACTTTGTTCTTGGATGTATCAGCACGTCAACCCTTCGGCTCCTCCACATCAACAGATTACCTAGAGACTTCGCAGCATGATCTCCCCAGCACCTGCCTTGTTACGCAGTGCACAGCGGCATTACTTCGCCTCTCATCGTGCTATTCCCTGGGCGCACGCGGGATGCTTCCTGATACATGCTTTGTGCTGTATCTGCCCAGTACGTGCTATGGGCTGTACTGTCGTTCCGGCAGGGTGCATCCGTTCTGTCACTCCCTGCTCTACCCTGGTGTGTAGGTGTGTGTCATTCCTGGGTAGGTACATGCAAGGATGTGTGTCTGCCCTGGGTGTGTGTGTGCTGGGTGCCTGTGTGGATAGCAGCGTGGTGTGTGGACTGTGTGTGGTGTCCTGGGTACTAGGGAATCCTGGCATCCTTCGGGTGCGGCAACAGATACATGTGCTCTGTGTGTGTCGTAGTGGGTGCCAATTCATGCGGCAGGTGGAATCCTCAGGGAAGGCAGGCGTTTACAGCGAAGATTGCCGGCAGGGCTTTTACAGCGAAGATTGTTTGAAATAGATGCCCGCACGCATGCGCGCCCATTCCTACCCAATCAAATCCACGATTTCCCAGCGCCAGCTACGATCAATACGTCGCGTAGCTCATGAATGACCCAGAAACGCGCCAGGATCGCTCACAGTAGGCGATCAGCGTGCAGCCCAGGCCAGCATAGCCACCATACCCGATAGCGCCTCCTGGCCCTTCCTGGTGCGCCCAGGGTGAACACTTGCGTGCATGGCGGGCGCTCATCGGGCTGAATGCCCCGTGTTGCCTAGGGATTTCCCATGCCGGGCAGGATGTGAGTGCAGTACGAGTGCGCCAATGGCCCCAGGATCGCGCCAGGACGGCGCAGGAGAGGCGATCAGCGGCAGGGATGAGCCAGGGTAGCGGGAGGGCCCATGGTGCCCGTGGCGGGCTGATTTCGCGGGGCACAGGCCGAGGCACCCCTACGGGGGAAACTGGGTCGGGCGCGAGGGGCGCTACCCCCGCGGAAAATCGAACCAAATTTCGGCCCGTGCCGAGTGCAGTACTGAGTACACCCGCAGTGGCCTGAGTGCACTTGTCGCGGGAATACAACGACAGCCGATCCGGCGTAAGTGCTTGAGATTACTAGGGAACTTGGCCCGCCCTACACGATTCGAACGTGTGACCGCTCGCTTAGAAGGCGAGTGCTCTATCCAACTGAGCTAAGGGCGGCCGGAAGAAACCCATACCGCATGGCAGCCGGGGCAATGCGCACGCACACG